GTCGTCGTTAATTCCACGCTGAAGGCGGCCCATTGTATTGTCCCACATAGTATCCCAGATGTGGGATGTCTCGTGCCGCATACCGTCGAATTCATTAGACGTTTTGTGGCGGAGGTGTTCCATCATCGATTCGTCCCACTTGCGGAACGTGTCAATCTTTCCGGCCGCTACGCTGAGCCAGTGCTCAATGTCCTTGGCCCACCGGCCGTTGATACCCAGGTCCTGCTTGGTCGGTGTCAGCAGGGTACCCTTGCCGGTCTTGTCGTGAATCTTGCTTAGGCCGTACAATGCAGCCAGGATCAGCGCAATGGGGAAGATCACCTTGGCTGACGACGCTATCTTGGCCGCAACCGTGTAGGCCGTTAGGGCTGCAGCAACGGCACCCACTGCCGTGGCGAAGTTTATCACGATGGTCTGGTGGCTGGACATCCAGTTAATAAGACCGGTCGCTGCCGGTAGCAGCTTGTTACCGAACTCGGTGGCTAGCGCGTCGAAGCTACCCTGCAGCTTGTGCAGCTTGAATGACGTTGTCTCCTGGGTATGCTTCCAGGCATCACCAAAGTCGTTGGCTCCCTTTTTCAGGTCCGGGTATTTTGACTTGAGCCTGTCCATCTGGCCCATCAAGACGGCGATACCCGCCCCGGCCCGTTTCCCGAACAGATCGGTGATAACCTGCCCCTGCTCCTTGGCGGTGACGCCATTTTTCTTGAACATACCCTGCAAGTCAGTCAGAGCATTCAGGAGGCCACCGTGCTGCATGTCCCTGGCAAGCCTGTCCGATTTGTAACCCCACTGCTCGAGAAGGGCAGCTCCGGCCTTAGACGGTACCGCTAGCGCCTGGACCGACATGCGGAGGTAGGTGGCCGCCTGGGCTCCGCGGATGTTGTTGTCACCGAAGGTAGCCAGCGCCGCTCCGACGTCCTTGAGGTTCAGCCCGTAACCCTTGACCACGGCCAGCATGCCGGTACCCATGGCCTGGGCCAGGTTCTGCATCGTCATGTCGCCGGTGCCCACGATGGCGTTCAGGGCACCCATTGCCTTGTTAAAATTGCCAACACCGGGGATACCCGAGGCAATGGCAGCGGTCAGGGCATTAGTGACGTCAACAAGGTCGGCATGGCCCACCGCCGCACCCTCGGCCGCAACCCTAACTGCCTTGAGCATCGTGCCTGCGCTAGCACCCATGCTCTGCATGTTCGAGGCGACGTGATAGGCCGAGGCCGCTAGCGAGTTCGGGCTGAACCCAACCTGGCCGGCTAGTTCCAGAACGCCTTGCTTGAGAATGGCTAGTTTCTGGCCAGACACGCCAGCCTGTGTCTGGAGAAGAGCCATTGAAGACTGGAACTGGGCCGCCATCTTGACGGACTCAACGGCGACAGCAGTAAGGGCAAGGCCGCCTATCGCGCCGATCTTCTGAAGCTTCTTGCTCATCGACATACTGTTGCTCTCGGCAGCTGCGAATCCTGCCTTGGTATCGTCCACCGTCCGGATGATAACCTCGACGATATTAGGAATTGCAACCACCCTCTTGCGCTAGATGTCCGAAGCTCAGCGTCGGCGATATGGCAGGCATTGACCGCCTTGCGTTAGGCATCCCCGACCTCCGTTTCTCCTTCCCCTTCCGGATTGCCCAGGCTCCGGATTCGCAGTAGCCTCAGAACACTTGCGTCCTCAGACATCACCTCGCTTGGCAGCTTCTTGAATCTATCACACAGCCCGATGATCAGGTTTGCCCGGACAAGCTCAGCTGGTTCTGTGATGAGTTTGCCATCCCTAGAGATAGCTCCTCCGAGATCCCTCCAGAGCTCGAGTCTTTTCCCGTCTCGTCGTCAACCCCAGCGATGGCCGTCATCCAGGCCATGATGATGCCCAGGATCAGATCGAACTTCTGGGTGCCGACACCCTGCCGGTTAGCCGGTACCGGCCCGTGCTTGTCCTCGAGATTCCAGCGCACCAGGTTCTCAGAGAACGAGTTCAGCATCATGTCCGTCGATGAGGTACCACCCGGCTTCGGGTTCTCAACGTTCTCCTGAGCTTCTGCTGCCAGCTCCTGGATGCGTGAGAACTCATCGACAGAAAGGCTCTCCATATCAACCTCGAGGCCTAGCATGTTCGGGTCCTGGAACTTGAGCCTGTAGATTGTCGGCTCAGCTCTGAATCCCATGTCTCCTCCTATCCGTTCATCTCACGCAGGTAACCCCGGTCATACAAGATGGCCTCGGATACCATCCCAACCTGGCGGTTGAGAGCCTGGGTGACTATGCGGAATGTCTTGTAACCGACGAACCTGGTGACCGGATAGTTCCGGCTCCCGACGCCCTCCAGCCACGGCCCGTAGACAACTGGGGTGTCGGTGATGATAGTGTCGTCCACTGACCTCTCTGTGTGGATCTTGGATTCGTAGTACCCGGTCGGGTTCTGTAGCACGGTCTTGAGCCGATTGTGAATCCGGGTCATGGCCTCCCGCTCCATCGCCACCCTTGTGTCCTCTGTCCACATGTGAGCAGCCCATTCCGCGCGGCCGTCGAACAGCGGACCGCTACGCTGTACTATCGTTGGCATGTTACGTCCAGGTCGGGACGTTGCCGTCAGCGAGCGAGCCCGGCACCTGCCAGGTCAGCTCCCCGGTAGCTGCGCGGGTGATCTGGTAGTCCGTGTAGAGGACGTTACAGATCAGCTGCGGCGTGCCGCCCCCGGCCAGCACCCCGATCGTGGTAGCACGGGCCACCGAAGTGGACGGTACGGTCTTGAACACGTCGTGGCTCTGGTTCGGGCTGGAGTTGAGAACCCCGTTGAGCGTGTTGGTGTAGTCGGCCAGGAGCAGGATCCTTTCGATGGCGTTCTTGTCCAGACCCGTCACGTCCTGAGTAGCACGCGGCGTGCTGAATGAGTAGTTGGTGCAGTCGTTGCTGATGGTACGGGCAACTGCGCCCGCGTCCGCAACGATCAGTACGGAACCGAGTCCGCTAGCCTTGGCCATTGCCTATCCCTTCTTGTGAGCATCCGCAATGCGGATCTGGTTGTTAGCACAGTCGTCCACCCAGTCTTCCGGACGCCGGTGAACCAGCGTCTCGGTCCCTCGGGGATTACCGCGCCAGTCCCCGCCATAGACGAGGAAGAATGGCGGTCGTCCAACGGCAACGCGGTGCGTGCTCCGGACCGGCTCGAAGCAGGGATTGCCGGGGCCATAGATCACCTTGATAATCTGCTCGCTGAGTCGCTGTATGGAGCTCTTCCTGGTCTTGTCGTGCCTGACGAACTCCAGCTGGCGCATCCCGAGCTCGGTTGTGGTGTCGATAGTGAGCACGAACCCATACAGGAAGTCGTCGCACTCGTACTCCTCGCACGTAGCTGGGCGCCAGTGCGTCGAGAGCGGAGCGCTAATCGTGTAGGTCTTGTAGTGCTCCGGCCCTACGGCCGGGACGATGCGCCGAAGCTCCGGGTTGATATCCATCAGAACACCTGCCCTGCGATTGGATTCTGGACGAGGGCCACGGCAAATACTGCCTGCGTGAACGTCCCGGCCGACACGACCTTGACGAACTCGTTGACCGTCGCTGTGTTGAGCGTAGCCACCCGATACCCGTTGATAGCAGTCTGGCTACCAAAGTCAAGCAGCGTCGTGTAGGCACCGCCCGAGGTGGTAGCGTGCGTAATGGTCACGTCGATGTTGGTGCCCACGAGCTCGATCAGCTGGAGATAAGCCTGTGCCCCAAACGCGCTACCGGCCCCGAGGTCAACGAAAGCCCCTGTTGTTGCACCGTTGTCGGTCCGGAGGCCCGGCGTGAGTGTCTTGCCCCACTCCATCCCGAAGGCGTTGGACTCGATGTCGATCTTGACCGTGATGCCGCCCTTGTTGTCCCGGGTCGGATCGTAGTTATCCTGCTTGGCCACGCACATCGCGGCCGGGCTGCCGATGGCCGTACCCCGGAAGTACATGGCCTGGTCATCAACCGTCGATGGGTTAGCGAATGCCTGATGCGCGACCCCGAGGGAGAACCAGTTCCAGGTTGGGGCCACCGTATATGTCATGGTGATCGTCCCGAGCGGCGGGATGACGTAGGTTCCGGCCCCGGCCCCCACCGTCTGCCCGTTAATCGTCACGTTGCTCATCGTGCCGCCCGTGATGGTCACGGTGACCGGCTGATTGAACGTGCTCACTACCGGGGTCCCCGAGGCAGGCACGCCTGGGGTGCTGACGGTCTGGATCGTCTCCAGCCAGGAAGTGAAGCTCATCGAGGCATCCCGCGTCCCTCCGATCCTGGCATTGGCAAACTGCTTGATCGCCGTGGTATCCAGCAGAGCCGGGCCGCCGCTGATCTTGTCGACGCTCAGAACAGAGCCCGAGACGTCAACCCCGCTGTAGTAGAGATTGTCACCGAGACCGCTCTGCTTTGGCATTACGCCACCTGCTCCCACATATCGTTCACGATCACCGGAACCGCAATGGTCATCACGCGGTGAATCCGCTTGTCTAGTTCTACATATCCGGCCTCGCCTGACAGGGAGGTCCCGTATGCCCCGAGAAGGTCCACGTTCCGGGTATCGGCGTCTCCGCCAAACTCAAAGTCCCCGCTCAGGGCTCCGATGAAATCGGTTGCTGCCGCCATGACCTCCGGGTCAATCTGGTCAAACGGCTGCTGCGCGAACGGGGTATAGATGCGGGCATCAAGCAAGACAACACCGGACGTGCTGGCGAGCCCACCGGCCCGGATCGGCTCTATGCGCTGCATCCAGATGGAGCACACAAGGCCGTTCCCCGGGGCCCCCTTGGGCTCGTGGGTGTTGACCGAATCGAAGTGCCCTGTCTGCAAGGCGTAGCTCACCACCCGGTCAAAGATCTCGTTGACAGCATCCTCGTTGAAGTTCATCCGGGCCTGCCTAGCTGGAGCCCACTGCGGGTGGCTCGCTCAACCGTGCTCTCCTTCTTGGTCTGAAGGTGCTCCAGGCAGCTCGGAAGGGCAACGCAGGCCATGATCAGCTGTCCCAGGACCTCAGTCTGTTGCCACGAGGGGGCAAGCGTGACTGCGGACCGGATCTCAGGAATCACCGGCTCGGCCCCGTCGTGAAGCACCCCGGCCTCCCGGTCATCCCGAGCCAGCAGGTACTCGCCCACGCACTGAAGGCAGGAAACGTTCATCTCCACGAGCCCGCGCGGTGGCTCCGTGCCATAGGCACCGTCGATGTCACTGAGGTCGATCATCTCTGGCATTGCGTTTCCTCCGTCGCTAGTCATACCACGCGGCTCCTTACGTTCCGGGTGTACTGCTGATCAAGTCGGCACCGGAGATCACCCAGTCCAGAGGCAGGGCTGGCTTCTCTCTGCTGCCCGGCCCCGGACGAGTAGATCCCGGGCTCCTGGGTGAGCTGGACAATGGCCTCAGCCAGCGCGTTGTCACGCACAAGCGGAGGGATCAGCTGAGTAGCGCACGGGGCCGAGATCAGGTGTGTAGCTGCGGTAGTCCCGAAGTCACCCCGCGTCGTAACTAGCTGCCGGGCCGCGTACAGCGTTCCTGAGGTATGCGGGTCCAGCGCGGTACCGTCCCACCCTCTCTTGACGATCAGCGTGTTTGCGGCGATGTCAACGATCAGTACCCGCTCGGCATCAACCAACAGGATCTCTCCGATGTTGAACTTGGTCGAGTCCGGAACGTTCAGCGCGCTGTCCTTGACCTGGGCCGTGCTGAGACCGGACCACGTAACCCCGGTGCTGATCATCCGCTTATCGGTGACTAGCATTCGCTCGGCCCCAAGTATCAGGACGTCTCCGACCCCGACCTGGCTGCCATCGGTAACCTGGGCAATACCAGTTGTGGTGTCGGCCATGGCTACCGCGAGGAGCCCGGCTGGCCTGGTCCTGGCCCAGAATCCCCAGGTGCCTGTGATAGCGAGATCCTGCTGCCAGGTCGGGCCATTACCAAAGGAGGAGTTCTGATCCAGCCGGAGGTCAATGAAGCGGAACGGGGGCCCGCTGTTCTCCGGCCGCAGGATGTAGTTGCCCGGAGGGATTACCACGGGCGAGGGTAGCAGGGAGCCGGAGACGAACCGGGTCACAGAAACGAGATCGTTGGCATCCAGCCAGAGCCTCCAGGGATAGCTCATCTGGAAGTTGATCCAGTCAAACACCCGGGTCGCATCAACGTTATAGAACAGACGATTGGTCATGCCGTCAACGGAGTCACTAGCGGACTCAATTGCCCGGTCAACCGCGTCTAGGTTCCGGGCTGAGAACTTGAAGTCGGGTGCGCGCATGACGGTATCACGGTTGACGTAGCAAGGACGGGTGACCGTCATCATTCCTCCTACAGGGTTGTGGGCTCAACTTGCCACGAGTCGTTACCGATAACGGCTACCTGCCCGGTACCTGTCCACTGAGCAAGCCAGAGCTCCAGGTCCGGGCCGGTAAAGCCCGAAGTATCAAGGTCGGCATGGTAGTTCCCGGCGCTGTCCTTGATGATGGGTGCGGCCGGGTAGGTAACGGTCGTGGTTGTGCCCGAGCCACGCCGGTACTTCAGCGTGACCGTTGTCGGGTCAGCTACCACCCCGTCAAGGCCACGGAAGTTCTGGGCCTGGGTGCGGACCACGGTGCCGCTCGGGTATACGTTCATGCCAGATTCCCTACCTGGACGCTGCCTGACTTGTTGCTGGTCCCTACGCTCCCGGCCGCGTTGCTAACAGCCAGGCTCCCGGCTCTGTTGCCAACTGTGACGGCCCCGGTAGCCATGTTGCTGAGGATGACCGATCCAGCCACGCGGCTGATATCCACCTGCCCTGGGAATACGCCACCGCCACCAAACGTGGTTCCCTGCCCGCCGAGGACGGCCACCAGGGCAGCGGTGCCAGCGACATGAGCTGCCGCCGAGAGCTGGCCGATGCCAGCGCTGACTAGAACGGACGCCGCTACCCCGGTGACCCTCGCCCCTCCGCCCGGAACTCCGATTCCACCAGCCACCGAGATGGCAGCCCTGATACCAGGAGTGCCTGCGCCGCCAGAGGCATTCCCCGCCCCGCCAGCTACAGACACCAGGGCTGCCACCCCGGTGACGCTTGCGCCGGCCGACGGAGACCCTGCTCCCCCGGCCACGACTACCTGGGCCGCTATGCCGCTGACATTGGCCGCTCCACCCGCTCCAGCGCTTCCTAGGCCTCCGGAGACGATCACGGATGCGCCCACGCCGGCGATACCGACGCCTGCCGAGGCTGTGCCGGCCCCTCCGGCCACGGCCACGGCCGCCGATACCCCGGTGACCCCTATCCCGCCCGAGGCCACACCGGCCGTTACAGCGACGACAACGGCCGCACCGGCCCCGCTGACATTCACCCCTGCACGCGGCGTGCCCACACCACCGGCTACCGTGACCTGGGCCCCGACCCCAGCCACCGCTGCGCCAGCCGTGAATGTCCCTATGCCACCAGTAACAGGAACCCCGGCCGCTACCCCCACGATCCCGGCCCCGGCCGCGGACAGGCCAACACCGCCCGTGACGACCACAGCAGCGCTGACGCCATTAACGTTGGCTGCTCCGCCAGCTCCGGCCGTGCCGATTCCACCGGCAACCGTGACCTGAGCGCCCACGCCGGTAACCAGGGCCCCACCCGAGGGTACGCCAATTCCGCCAGCCACCGTGACCGAGGCCCCGGTACCGCTGACGCTGTCTCCGGACGAGAGCGCACCAGCGCCACCGGCCACCGTGACTGCGGCCGCGATCCCCGTGACGTTCGCGCCAGCCAGGAATGTCCCGGCGCCACCAGCAACCGTGACAGCGGCCGCAACACCAGTGACGCCTGCGCCACCTCGTGCCGTGCCGATGCCGCCAGCGACGGTGACCTGGGCACCGAGCCCGGTAACCCCGGCCCCGGCCAGGAACGTCCCGGCCCCACCGGTGAT